TAATTACTCTGACTATGGAGACAAAATTGGCTACGCTATATAGAGAGAAACATGTGAAAGAGTTTTTCGCAATGATGTTTATGGTGACTCAAGCCTTGATATGGAGTTTCTTTAGTAATCCTAAACTATATGCAATATGGGCAGCTTTGTTCCAATTTGCTATCTTCATTTTGATGGATATTACTTTGAGATCTAAGTTAAGCACGGAAAAGGCTAATGCATTTGTTAGAGCACGACATCATTACGACAATTTAAAAGCTTACTGGACTGTTGGAACTCAACTGCTGTATACTTCTGAAGCTGCCATTCTACTCGCTTCTCTGGTCACTCTGTCGGGACTAGTAGTGGGAGGATGGGCGTTATTTAAAGCTTTCGGTAGAGAGAAGACACCCAAGAAAGTTTTTCCTCAAGCGCATAGTAAATTTGTTGTACCCTCATTCTTCAATGATGCCCTCAACTTGATGGAAGAGAAATCGAATTCAGAGCTTTCAGTAAGAGAAGTCAAAGGAACTAGACCGGATGTGTGGAATGTCATTACTGATTACAAGTCAGTTGTGTCTACTACTAATTCGGTGACTTTGGACGCCTCTTTAAGATCTAACGTGAGACTTGCAAAAATTGTTACCAAAGACAGAACCGTAGTTACTACTATATTTGGTTTGATTGAAGATTTTTGTTTAGTGAACACTCATTCTTTGCCAATAGGGGATTTTGAGATTGCCATTTCGATGACTGGTTCTAGAGAAGGAGATGGCCAATGGAAACGAAGTTTGATTACTGAAGGTTACAGAAGTGACGTCGGATCTGACGTTACGGTTCTGCGTGTAACCCAACTCTCCTTTAAGAATGCATTGAAGCATGTAATTGATACTAAGGTTAGCAAGTCAACAGGATCCGTTTCTGGTGATCAGGTGATTGTGCAGCCCTTTCCACAAAAACTCAAAATATCTGATGCAGTTGTGCCTATCATCGTAGAAGACGCGTTCTTATATGATTGGTCAAATCATAAAGTAGGAAAATGTGGAAACCCGGTTTATCTGGACGTAGCTCAAGGAAGATCTGCCATCATTGGTATCCATTGCAGTAATTTAGAGGGAACTGACAATTGTTTCTGTGCACCCTTGATGCGAACCAAGTTGACTGAAGCCGTCAAAGCCATTAAAGATAAAAGTAAGTTCCTTTCCGTGTTATCTCAAAGCGACGAAATGAAATCTCTTTTGGTTCCTTCAACAAAGAGTGCCTTTAGGTTCGAGAATTTGCATAATCTCGACTACATTGGTTATGATGGAGAAAAGATTATACCCAGTTCCCGCTCGACCTTAAAGTATTCTCCTATTCGGGTTGAGGTCTTGGAGATACTAAAAGAAGAGATGAAATTTGAACCAACTAAAGTTTTCATGCCACCTATGATGAAACACGGAGTTATCAATGGCGAATGGATCTCTCCATACAATGTAAATCTCAAGAAGATGAACGCACAGCGCAAACCTCTTGATAGGACGGCTATGAATTCAGTTATAGAGGCTTACACTGAGCGCTTCATTACTATCCTAGAGTCAAATGGAGTAAAACAGTTGAATCCTCTTACTTTCGTAGAAGCCGTTAATGGTGCCAAAGATGATGCTATGATTCGAAGGATTAACGCAAGCACTGGTGCAGGTTACGGTTTTGTTGGTAAGAAGGACGACTGGATTCCTGTAGTTGAGGATAATGAAACTTTCCTTTTGAGAGAGATGACGGAAGAATTGAAGAGAAAGGTACTATATAAAGCAGAAAGTTATGAACAAGGTGTTTCAACTGGAGTCGTCTACGGAGCAAAACTGAAAGATGAACCTCGCGAAGTGTCAAAGGTGATGAAAGGTAAGACTAGAATGTTCTATCCCGCTCCTATTGATTTTTTGATCACATGTCGTATGTACTTTGCCCCATTTTTTACTGCATTCTGCCAATTTGGAGATGATTTAGGTACAAAGATTGGAGTCAATATGATGGCGGAGGGTGACCGATTGTTTAAGAGATACAGAGATTTTGCTGATTCAGAAGAGTGTTTGTTTGATGGTGACTACGGTTCTTACGATGTTTCGATGCCATATGAGATCAGTCATGCCGCCAGTTCTATAGTTTATCAAGTGTGCAAACATTTCGGTTACTCTGACTTTGCGCTCACGATGTTAGAAGGATTAATGACCGATATGAATTTTCCGACGGTAGAAGTGCTGCATGATCTATTTACCGTAGCCGGATTGACTACGTCGGGGGGAGCTTACACTGCCGAGTTGAATTCCTTAAAAAACAATGTGATGATGATGTACTATTTCGCTATCACTCCTGGTTTGGGACTGGACAAGTACTGGACCCATTTCCTTAAGGACGCATTTGGAGATGATGTGACTGGGGTCGTGAAAAATTCAATCAAGCACCTGTTTAATATTGAGTTGTACTCACACTTCGTGAAAGATGTTCTTGGTATGGATTTTACAGCACCTGATAAGACAGAAGCTAACATCGCATTTCGTAAACTTTCCGACTATTCTTTTCTTAAAAGAGGATTGGTTAAACATGTCGAGTTGCCTTTGTATGTAGCTCCCCTTGACCTAGAATCGATATGTAAAATGTTGACTTGGATGATACCCTCTCCCAATGTAACTCTGCATGAACAGATGGTCTCTACTTGTAATTCTGCACTATGGGAGCTGTTCCTCCATTGTGATTATGCCACATGGTCGAGAATAAGAGCCAGATTGAGTGATACTCTAAAGAAGCATTTTCCTGGTTTAGTGAATGACGCTGATTTAGTGATCTGGCAGAAAATATGTGTCACAGTATATCCTGATGCAATGATGTTAAAGGAGGAAGAAGCATCCAATCAAGAAGATACGAATGGTGGTTTGTATGTTGCAGGAACCACAGATAAGGTCTTGATTGTGTCCGCTGAAGCGGATACTGTGAACTATGAAACAATCTCTTTGGCGGGGGATTTGTTTTCAGACAATTGTGCGTCACAAAAAACTAAATTACAATGGTTGTTAGATGAGAAGAATGTGCTTGAAAGACATATAATGTCTATGGAGATTGCGCTAAAGGGACTTGAGTGTCCTTTTGGCACATTGCATCCGGACGACGTCATACACACTCAGACTTATTTTAGCAACCAAAGTTATAGAGAAGCTACAGATGCGTATTTGGCGATTTTGATTGACCTAAAAGATACTCGCAATACTCTTGAATACGTGAACAGGAAGATTCGCATCTTTGTCAACAATGCCCATTTGGTAACAGAATCTGACGCTTCTCTTTCACACACTGGAGCTATCAGAAAAGAAGTAACAGATACTCATGAAAATCTTACGGACGTTGGGGGTGAGCAGAAGGATGAGGTTAGTTTTCACCATGCTTTTAATCACCCTGTATCTTCCGAGGATCTACAACTCAAAGGTTTTTTCGCAAGACCAGTACAAGTTGCCAAATTAGCTGTCGATCTGAATTCAAATTTTGACTTCAGCTTTAATATTTGGTCACTTTTTCTGGGGGATCCTACTGTGAGAGCTAAGTTGAGAAATTATGCCTTCATGAGATGTAATCTGAATGTCCGTGTAGCTGTTTCAGGGACTCCTTTCCATTACGGCAGATTACTAGTGAGTTACGTACCGTTCCCTTCAGTCAATCAACCCTTTTCATCTTTTGGACCTACTTACAGATATGAGCGTTTGAAATATCTGTCCCAGTGTCCCGGAGCAAGAACAATTGATGTTAGAGAGAACACCCCTTTTGAAATGCATGTGCCATATGTTTCTCCACAACACATTGGAAGGCTTTACAATGATTCAAATCTAGTTTTATCAAGCTCGACTCCATTTGCTGATTTCGATAAATTAGGAAGCCTTTACATTAGCACCCTCAATCCTATTAAAGCCACAGCGACTGGTGCAACCAACGTTTATCTGTATGTGTACGTTTACGCAGATGATGTTCAGCTTGGTAGCGCTACTGGTACTCTTTTAGACGTTACAGCTGAGAGTTTGGTGGTTAAGGGTGAGGCTGATGAAAGAGAGGTTGGTCCCGTGGAGTCATTCGCTACCAACGCTCTCAAGATAACCAAGATGGCTGAGATGGTACCTGTTATCTCCCCATATGCTAAAGCAAGTTCGATGGTTATGTCAGCTCTAAAAGGTGTAGCTTCATTGTTTGGATGGTCCTATCCCGTGTTAATTGGTACTCCTGTCAGAATGAGACCCGATCCATTCCAGAATGGAGCACAGACCGTTGGACAGGACACTGGCAAAAGAATAACATTAGATCCTAAGTGTGAGCTCTCTGTTGATCCAAGGATAGTTGGAGTAGACCAGGATGAGCTAACGATAAACTCAATCGTTAAGCGAGAATCATTGCTCTCACAGTTTGAATGGGCACCAGGAACAGTTCCCTTAGTTGATTCACTTTGGTCTGTCTATGTCACACCACGTGCTAATGAGACACTTGTTGTTGGATCAAAGGTTGTCGCTCAGCCCACGGCTTTGTCATTCGCTGCGACCCCGTTCGATTGTTGGAGAGGCTCCATTACTTATAGATTCGAAATAGTCTCATCAAACTTTCATCGAGGAAAATTGATGTTCGTGTATGAACCTAACACTGCTCAAGTAGGGTTGATTTCAGCTAATTTAGGTACCAACAAGCAGTATGTGAAAGTTATAGACATTCAGGAGACTCAGTCTTTGTCGTTGACGGTTGATTGGAACTACCCACGTCCGTGGGCTCGCAACATACCTGATACTTTGATGTCTAGCACAGTAGGTGACCAATTTTCAACTAGTGCAGGGATGTTTAGTTTCGCTAATGGAGTGCTTCTGATTACGCCCTTTACGGAACTACAATCACCCGATTCTTCTTCTATAGCTATCAATGTATATGTCAGTTCGCAGAATATGAAATTCAATCGGTTAACTGATTCGAATTTCCCTTTGCTGACTGATCCATTCGCCGTTGAAGTGAAGGGAGAATCTGACACGTTGAATCAGAGAGACAACACTAACATGGGTATTAATTCAGCCATTATGGATGATTCCTCACTGTCCTCTGATTTCTTTGGAGAGATGCCTTTATCA